TTATCCTTGTTATGTTTACGGTTTTATCCGTAAACGGGTTAACTGTTATTTCGTTGGTAGGGATTAACCCAGGAATCGTTAAAAAATTAACTTTTCTTTGTACCACCGAAGGTTACACGAGTCTGTCTATCACTATTGATAGGCATACTTGGATGCTGTTCCTTCATGAGATCATTTTCTATGGCGTCGTTTTTGTCTTGTGTTTGTTTTGCAAAATACGCTTTTCTAGATTCAACAAGCTCATTAGATATCCTAGCCAGCAATAGGCCGCCAACTCCGATCATTCCCTTGTATTTACCTTCGGCAATAGTTGGATAATCAATTTCTGGATATTCATCGGCTCTAACCAATTCGTATCCTGATCTTAATTTAGCTGACATGTTTTTCGTATCATCGAATCCCATTGTCTCAGCTCTTATCCATCTATGAAAAAACCCGTCTGGTGCAGGGGGTGAATCTAAAGATGAGGGTGGAGTCCATACTTTTGGTCTTTCTTCTTTAGACCTAGTTTGACTCGCACGTGAAGCTTTTATTTTATCGTTTTCCATATGCTTATACTCCTTCCGTGATTTTTAATTGTTTCGCATACTCTTCTAATGGCACACCTAATTTTTTAGCGATTGTGACCTGTGATGGTGTGAGCCTCACAGTTTTGCGACCGGATCTTGCACTTCGCGTCGCCGACGCTACTGTTTGTGCAGGTTTAGTCGAAACCTTTGATTCTGTTGTACCAAATTTATGGGGAAAGTCAAGCCTAATACGTTTATCCACTTCCATATAATATTCGTCTGAATTAGGATCAAAACCTTCTGTTTCAGTTAATTTTTTATGTAAATCAAACGCTGTATATGTCATAGCACTATCACTTCCAAACCAAGGATTTTTATCAGCCCATGCTTCAGCTTTTGGATCAGGTTGTGGAGCTTGTCCAGAAGTAGGTTGTTGCATTGCGGAATTTCTAACAATCTGTTCTTTACTTTCAGATTGTCTTTCCTTCATAGCACCTAACCTTGCTTCGTCTAAACCAAGTCTAGATATATCTCTCTGAGCTTCAACTTCAGCATTAATATCTCCAGCATCTCTTGCTTTTGCAAGTTTTGCTTTTGCTGCTTCTATTCCAGATGTTAATCGATTTTCCAAAGCTTGAACATAATTTGGTTCCATTTTTGAAAATCTTGTTTTTAACTGTGTGTGTTCTTGTTGAACGCCTTTAGCAAATTCTAAAGCAGCTTCTCTTTGTCTTTCTGCTTCACGCCATTTTTTAGTTAACTTAGCTATTCTTTTTTGAACACCTTCACTGTATTCTTCTATTTCTGGTTTTTTTTCTTCTGTTTTAATTTCTTGTTTCTTGTCGCTTGCTTCTGGTTGTTCAATTACTTCAACAGTTTCTGTTACATCTACTTTTTCATCTACTTTTTCATCTACTTTAACTTCCTCTGTTATATCTACATCCACTTCAGGTCCTGAAGTGTCTATATCAACCATAGGGCCTTTTTTTATTTCTTCTGTGTCTGGCATAGTTTTACTCCTTCTATGTGTTAAACGTTATGAAGTACGGATTCAGGATTTTCTATTGTTCCTAAAACTTCGTCGTCATTTAATAAACGAACTTCTCCGCCTTCGATGGGTAATCTTGATCCCGCATAACGTGCAAATATAACCCACTGTCCTTCTTTGCACCACGGTCCTGTTGGATATTTTTCTTTGTCATGATAGGCCAACGGTCCTAACTTGATCACATAACCACAATTAGTGGATATACGTAATTTATCTAAAGATTCTTGAGTGAAAATAATTCCACCTTTACTTTTTTCTTTTTGTGTAAAGGGTAAAACTAAAAGTCTCCAGCCACTAGGCTCCGGCAACTGGGATCTCTGTGCTTCAATAGTTTCGGGATTTAAAGGTTCTTTTTCTTTTATGTTTTTGTATTTTTCTTCCAATGCATTGTTATGCTTTGGGATTTCTGTCGATGTTGATAATATTTCCTTGCTCATCTTTTTGCTCCTTGTTATTTAGCAGGTTAGAGATTTCCTGTAATACATATTGATATGATCGTGCTTGACCTAACATATACTGATATTTTTCATAGTTGTCAACCCCACCGGATATCATCGATTCACCTATTCTTTGTAGGTTATTTTGAATAATTTTTTGTAATTTAATTATTATTACTAATGAGTCCACTAAAACCTTTTTTAATATCTATGTACTTTAATACCAAGTAACTTTTTTAGATTTAGATGCTAACATTCTTTTAGAATATTTTGCATTGTTTGTTTGAGATTCTGATGGATCTGAAGCTTTTTTAGAAATATCAATTCCGCCTTTTAAAAAACCATCTTTACCCACACCTAATCCTTTTTCAATTTTTGGTGCTTTTGTAAACGTCGAACCTTTTTGCCAATCTTTTGTCATATTTTTTTCCTTTGTTATTTGGGACGTTTTAAAATGTCCGCTCCCTTAAGTCCATATATAGCACTAACCACACCTATAAACAAGGCTTGATACCAGAAAGGCATATTATTAAAATACTCAAAAAACATTTCAACTTTTACCATTATTGTTGGGTCCTCTGAAAAAATACTCCAGATTAACAACATTATAGGCGCGGAAACTAAAATTAAAACGAACTCGTCTTTCCATCCCTGGTTGTTATTATTCATAACAGCTTTTTTGTATTCTAATTCACCAGAAGCCATTTTAGAAGCGTGAACACGCTCTGCATCAGACTCTAGCATTTTAGTTTGTTGTCTGTTTTTGAAAATATGTCCAGCTGCTTGAGTTGCTAACTTGATTGCGCCTAAAATTGGAAATGCCATTATTTACTTCCTAGTTTCATTTTAGCTAATTTTTCTCTTGCTTCATTAGCAATCTCTTGCTTTTCTATTGATGTGTCTGCTCTTAATTCTGATAGCTCTTCATTCTGTTCAAGTTTTTCATCTTGATTTCTTTGGTTCATCATAGCCTTCATATTCTCTAAATTTAATCTCTCTTCAGATTCTTTTCTTTTAGATTCATTGTCTTTTGCTCTAATGTCTAGTTCTCTTGATCTTAGTTGAGCAATAGGGTCATGACCAAATGATGAAGTAATTTTTTTCTCTTCCTTCATAAAGTCTTCCATCATCTCAGCAATCAAAACTGCTTTTCTAGCTTCAATTTGAATTTGAGCTTGTTGCATCTCTTGTTGCACTTGTGGATCTTGTTGAACCATTTGTGGATTTTGTTGAATGGCCATAGTTTGTTTTTTAATTTGTTGTATTAGTTCTCTAAATTCTAATTCAATTTGTTCTTGAGCCATTAAAGAAATATGTTCTAAACAATTTTTTTCTAAAGAAGCTGTTACTGTAGGTGCTGTACGTGCTAAGTTAGTTGCCATAAAATTTAAGTGAGCAGTTATATGTGCTCTATGATCTTGACCTGGAAAAGCTTTAAAAGGAATAGCAGCTAATGCATCAATGTGTTCTAGTGCTGGATCTTTTGGAGCTGGTTGTGGTGGTCTTTTTAAAATTGAATCTATGTCTTTAACACCTAATGCTTCATACATATTTCTGTATACCGCATATTGATTATGCATTTTTGGATTTGAAGCCGCTAATTGTAATTCTGTTTGAGCAATAGAAATTCTTTGTGTTTGTGAAAATATATTTGGATCTGCAACAGGTATAATATCTATTCTATCATCAAAATCTGTTTGCATAATTTGTCTTTGTCCTCCAACAACATCGTATGGATATACAGGAGGTAAGTATAATTTAAAGACTCTTGCCATTAAATTAAATTCTTTTTTCATAGAAGCATACAATCTTTTATGTATGGCTGACATTGTTCTACTTCCTCTTTCCAACAAAGCTACTGTCGTGCCCACTGCTGCTTGTTGATTCCCATCTCCTACTTGCAGGTCCGCTATGGAAGCGAATCTTTGTCCTGCAGATACCACGACACCCATAAGTGATAATAAAGTTTGTGATGGTTCTTTAAATGGAAGCATCATAAATGCGTCTTTTAAATTTCCACCGGGGGCATCTACATCTCTGAATTCTCCGGGTTGAAGACCTTGTGCTTCGTCTCTCATTTTGATTCCACGCATTTTAAATCCTGCTGGTAAATTTGATAATGTACCTGCGTCCAATAATTGTCTCAATGCTGCTGTTGCAGTTCTAGATAACCCACCAATCATGTGAATTAATCCAAAACCATAGAATCCTAAACCTGGTAAGAATTTGAAATGAACAAAATAATCAATTTTTTTCTTTAATGGATCATTAACTTCAAAGTTTCTTCTAATAGATAAAATTTTTCTTGTACCTTCTTCTACCGTTACAATGTAGGGTAATTTAATTCCAGTAGGTTGTCCATCTTGACCTAGATCTTCAAAACCTTCTAGATCTAAATTAATATGACATTCCAAAACTGTATAAAGACGATCATCTCGTCCTTTTGTCATTCCTTCTAATTTTCTTTCTTTTTGTTCTGCTTCTGTTTCATTTATATGTGTTGGGTTAACTTCTATGTCTCTATAGAACCCACCGACTTGTTGTTTTCTTAATTCGTTTTCTGACATTCGAACCATGTGAATAATAGACTCACAATCATCTAAAGAAGTTGCTGTGTAAGGAACAACTAAATCATCTGCAGGTACAAACTTAGATACTGCTCTTTGCATGACACCATCATAATAAACTTTTTTAAATGCTGATCCTGCTAATGGTAAATAAAATAACATTTGATCAAACTCAGCTTCATACTCAGGCATCTTATCCATGATTTGATAATTCATGTAATCTTTAACACGTTTAGCTTGTTCTTCTTTAGCTGGATCCATTTTTCCCATTGTTTGAGTTCTAACAGGTCCACTTGCTGGTAATAATTCTTTATAAGCTAGTGATTGAAATTGTGTAACAGCTTCTGCTAATACAGGATGTGTTGCACCGGAAGCACCTTTAAAAGGTTCTGTTCTATCATCATAACTAAATCCTAATAGGTCTAAACCACTTGTGTATGATCTTTCCCAATCTTTTCTTGAATTTTTATAATCTGTGTAGTCTGCGAATAAGTCGCTTCCTAGTGGATCTAAGATATCATCAGATAATAGATCTGCTAAATTAGCAAAATGATCTCCACCTAAAATAGGTTCCACTGCATTTGGGTCAAAATTAACATCAACGCTACCATCTTCATTTTCTAAAATGTTAGAAGGCTCTTTCATGTTGTCGTCAACTTGTTGTTCCTGCTCAGTTTGAACCGCTTTAGGATCTGGTAGTGTTATATTTGTTGCGCTATTGGGTAATACTTTGTCTATCTCTGCCATTTAATTTCTCCGCTACTTCTTACCATGTTTCATAAAATAAGCCAAGCCCTCAGATTCTGGTCCTTTTTTAGGTGCTACTGTTTTTGTTAAACTAGCTATTCCGCCTTGAGCAAAATCGTATACAGGTCTAAATTTAGATACATCAAGACCTTGTTCTTTAAATTTATCAATTGTTTTTTT